AATTCAATCGTTAGCTCGTCGTTTCCGCTGTTGCCGCGATTAAGTTGGTATGTCAGTGTGTCGGTTTGCAATCCTTCGCGTTCAGCTTCCTGTACGTTGGTAAGCTGAAAATTGGGAGCAGCGAAAATAACCTGATCAGTGGCGCTGTCAAATGTTGCAGTCATTGATCGCTCTGTTGAAGCAATCCATTCTCCATAAGTTGCATAGCTTGCAACCAACTTCGCCTCTGGGTCGATCGTGCCTACCGGAATCCGATTTGTGATGATATAGGAATGAACGCCGTTAGTTGATGCCGCACAAGTTCGAGGTGTGATGACGTTTCCAAGATCGATCGTCATTGACGAAAAACATGGCGTGAAAGCATCTAATGCGACAGCGGCACCCGATGCCCGCATTGGTAGCAAGGTCGGATAAGTAGGTGCAAGCAGAGCGACGTCGGTAGGCGTGACCCAAGCACCGGTAAAAGTCCAGTTAAGGTCAACAGGCTTGCCGGGGACGATTGTTACAACGCAATTGCCAACGGCTCCGCGAATTGATTTAAAAACTCCATCCTCGTAGAGTCCCATTGTCAGCGTCTTGACGTTGCTGCCGGGTGCTTCAGACTTTGGAGAGAACGCGCCAGCGGAGTTTACAAACCCACAAGCTGTCAAGAGAGTTGAAGCCCATCCGGGTACGCCTGCGGCCCCATCTCCAAATAGTTCGGTACGAAATGTCAGCGTTCCAGATGCTTGCCCGACTGAGCCGGTAATTGAACCGAATGAAGCCTGTCCCATGCGTGAAACGAATTCAATCGTTGGTTGAATGGTTGCGTCGAACACATTGAAAACCGCATCGGTTCCACTTAATGCGATTGCCGTTCCGACTGTGGTTTCAATCTTGGCGGCCAAAACTCTTTTGCGTGCTAGTAATGTCATTTTATTCCTCTGTGTTTTGTTGCCAGTTGAGACCGCCTGACTTCTTCAAATTCAAATATCTGATTCGCTCTGCGAGTTGCTTGCGGACTTCTTCGGTTGAAATTTCGACTACCCTTGCCAGTCGATCATTGTTTTTAGCTAATATCCCCCAGGGGGATGGCCCATGTAGTTTTGTAAGTGGAAGCCGAAACTTTCCTTTTCTTACAAAGATATGCCTTGATAACTTGTCAACTCGAAAAGCACTGGCGTATAGCTTTTTACCAGCGGTCTTACTGACCTTTGCTTTTATTCCTTCCCTTGTTTTTGTCGTTCCAAAATCACGCAATGGAATTCTCAGTGACTTTCCTAAACTGCAAGTCACCGTCAAGCTCTCACGCTGTTTCCCAATCTTGATTTGTTTGCGTACTACCTTTGCCGCTACGTTCAACTCTGCCGTGACTTCTTGTGTCATCGCTCTGGCGGTCTTGTTTCCAGCTTTGCCTAATGCTGTGTAAGTTTCTTTTGCAAGATTTTCCGCCACGTTATTGAGCGATTCGATTAGCTCGGATAATCCTTTTTCCTTTAACGCAATCATGCTCGCACCGTGAATGGATTGTTTTCAGAAACGCGATACATGACCGCAATTGTCACCGATGCTGATTCGAAACCGTCTTGCGTTGTTCTTGCAACGTCGCCTACTTCTGCATTGATCGCCACGCCGCCGAACTGATACCAGTCCACCACTTCCGTTATTGCCCTGATTGCCGAGTCCGCGAATTCTCCGATTGCTTTGTCTGCTGGCTCGGTATCGTGGATGGATTGCAAAACATGGCAATAGATTTTCAAATTAACCTGCCTGCCGATTGCTGGCGGATTGCCTGGGCAGTCGTAAGCCGTGAAACGTACCGCTGGCGTTTTGGTTAACACGATCTGATGATCTTTTGGAACCCAATCGTCAATCCGCCTTGCAACTCGAACAACCTCAACCACGCCTTCACAATTCTGCAATCGCAAGTAGGCTTCGGCTGCAATTTGTTCGTCGATGGTTAACGGCATTCGAGTACCAACATGTCAGCGTCTTGTGTGATCAATCGCGTTATCGTGTGATAGGTCGCCGCCATTCCATCTCTCGTTGGAAACAACAACCTATCGCCGCCCATATCAAGCTCGTCGCCTGTGATGCCTGTTGTGACATTGTTAGCAACGTGAACTTCGAACATCGGCAAAACGGTCACGGAGTCATTTTCGCCAACCGTTTCAATCTGCTCGCGAATGACGACAGCATTGATTGAGCGGTCATCTCTCGCCGACCTGCCGGGGTAGTTGTATGGTGAGTACACTACCGCTTCGGCAAATTGGTCGGTATTGAGAAACACGCTCGAAACGTGCGATGTCATCAAGTCGCGGAGGGTCATTTGTTACCGATGGGTGATAATTTCGATGTAGTCGACAACAACGGAATCGGCATTAGTGTTAGCTGCCTTCGACAGTTGAATGATCGGTTGCAACCCTGACGAGTATTGCGACATATCAAAAGTCGTCGATGCACAAACTCGCTCGCCGTCAATGTAAAACTTGACGTTCGACTTGCCGCCACTGAAGTCGATATAAAATCGCTTGTAAGTCGTGCCAAGAGTCTTGCCGGTCGAGATATCGTTCTTGTCGGTTGTGCCGTCGTCCGATTCGCAATAAACAAGCGTTGTCGAGTTTGCACCTTCCATGCGGAACCAGCAATTTGCGGCAACGTCGTCAGCGGTATCGGCGCGGGCGGAGCCAAGTCCGAATACCAGGATTGAACCACTGGTGAAGGTGGCTGCACCAATCTTGACTCGCATTTCCAACGACTGAATATCGTCGATATCAAAATCAAGAGCATCGTTGAAGTGCGAACAAATGTTGACAACCGCGTTGTCATTGTTCAGCGTCATCGTCAACGCGCTTGTGCCTTTGGTGTAGGTCGGAGTTCCTGTAACGGAAGTGTCATCGACCAACCACGGGGTTGCAGGATCTGCTGAGGTCGGAAGCGTTGCAACCGCTCCGTTGAAGTCATCGTAAAATGTTTGAAAGTCTTTCATTCCAGCCATCGTTATATTTCCTTTTTGAATCTGTTTAAGTTAAGAGAAAAAAGGGGGATGGGCCTCCATGCCCCCTTTGCAAAGCAACTACGATTAGGCAGTTGCGTATTTGTAAAGACCTCGCCAGTCGATGGCTTTCACGCCGAAAGTCTGTCGAACCTTGTACTTGTAAACGTCTTTGTCGAAGTCCCATTCCTGTTCGAGGACTGGTTGCTCTTCACCTTGCAAGAAGGTCAATTCAACGGTATCGGTCGACGCCTTGTCAGCGGCGAGATACCATGCAGTCGTGCTGTTGGAATCAAGCTGTGCTTCTTCAACCACAACAAGTTGGCGATTGCCACCTTTGCCGTAGATGTTTTGGACGCCGCTGTTGCTGTTCGTCAAAACATAGCTCATACTCGTAACCAACTCATGAGCTGATGGTGCAGCAGTCATCGGAACAATCAGGAATCGCGGAATCAATCCGAGAGTCACTGTACTGTTTAAACCCTTCTGCAATGCCATCGCGGTATAGGCAGTGTTGAGCGTTGTTACGCTCGGTGCTGCCGATGCCCCCGATAGGTTGGTGCCGCTTGCGTGCGAACCAAACAAGGCAACACCGTCGCCCATCAAAGCATTGGCTGTCAGTACTTCGTAGACTTTTTTGTTCTGCGTACGTCGTGCTGCGTTGCCGTGCATTTGTGGAATGCGGCTGATTGCGTCAAGGTCATCATTGACCACTGTTTCCCAAGAAACGGTAAACATGCGGCCAAACTTCTCGACCTGGTACGATTCTTTCGAATCGCTCATTGCCCCTTCTGGGTAGTCATCGTTTTCAGGAACGTGCAACAAGTCAGGCGACTCGCTGAACCGAACGCGGTTAATGGTCTTGAAGTCCGCAACGCTTGGGGCTTGTCGTGCCCAAATATCCCAAGTGAAGGTTGCTTCGTCGTAACCGGCAAGCAAAGTCTTGTTGGCGGCATTCAACAGCAGATTCGAGAAGCTGCCGGTCGTGTGGTAGGCATCTCGAATGATGTTTGCGTTTCGCATTCGCTCGATTGTTCCGCGATGTCCGAGGGCAACCAGTGCGATATCCTTAGGGTTCATCGCTCGCGTGTTGATGCCTTCAGATCGCAAGATTTCTTCCGCCAATCGGAACATTCCGACTCGCTCGAATCCGCGTGCATCTTCGGACATGCCTTCAACCTTCTGGCTAGAACCGCTCGCCCGCAACGCTCGGCTGATCAGTCCTTTTTCGATGTCGCTTCGCAGAACGTCTCTGCCTTCTCGCTGTTCGCCGAATCCTGACGATCCGCCAGCTCCGACCGGTTTTTGTGCTTCCATGATTTTCTCCAAAATCGACTGGCGTGCTTTGTCGAGGTTCACCCCGCTATCACATAGCGAGTCAGCAAATGAACGCTCGATCTTTGCTTGCTTGCACAACGCTTGGATTTCCTTGCGTCGTGTGTTATCTGCTTTCAGGGCACGCTCTACAGCGTCCTTGACTTCTTCTGGTTTCTTTTCTTCGTCCATCGGTTTTTCTTCGCCTTCCATGTTTTCAATTTCCTCAAGCACAGGCTCAACGATTGGAGCTGGCTCAACTTTGTTCGGGTCTGTCATCAATCCAATTGCCCAGGTCAACGCCTGTTCTGCATCGGCGATTTGTTCGGGCATTCCTTTTGCCACAAGTGCGGTTTTCAATTCTTCAGTCAACATTCGTTTCCTCTCCGTGTTAATTTCATAAGATCGCAGCAATTGCCTTACCGTACTCGTTTCATCTGCTCCTGCTGCGACAATGGAAGCATCAGAGGGAACCCAGTCGGTAACAATTACCGCTGGCCCTTCAACTTGTCTTTCGCCAATCGTTTCCATTTCACCGCGTGCGATTGCTCGACCCTTGTGCTGTAACGCGGTGATTGAAAAGTCTGTCAAATGTCCGTCCAGCAATTTCTCAAACGCCTCTTGGCTTGCAGCGTCTTTTGCAAAGGTCGCATCACCAACAAGCTCGGAACCTTCAACGCGGATATTGCGAACTGATCCAAGAACATTGCGAACGCTTGAGCGGTTATGAGAATCGACAATCGGCAATTGGTTTTTCTTGCCACGGAATCGAACTCCATTCATCGCCAGCACTTCGCGGTAGATTTCGCCGGTTACATCGTCAACACGCTCGACTGGATTTTCGGAAG